CTGCACGGTGCAGGAGGTTTGTGTAATACTTCATTGGGGTCACATCACCACGTGTCCCAAAAGTAAAGACACGGAAACGAGGTAAACCAAACATACAAGAACAATAGATGTATAACCCATAAAAGGCATCGGAAATCATGTCAACGAGGGTATCACCTCCGACACAATAACCAACAGGGCCTATTGTAAACAGGAAACTGAGAATGACAGAAAGCCATTTCAGCCAGTAGCCGCCAACGGGGCGGTCAAGGTAAACTTTGGGTATCGTCCAATTACTTGGAGGACCAACCAAATGGACAAAGGTGGGATCCGGTGAGAGTTTTCCTTTTCTCATGGATCCAATAGGACCACCTGGATCCCCAGGTCCGGGGTACGCAATGTGGAGTTTGTTGTTCCATGTTGTGACAACTAATCCACTTTTAACGTTGGAAGGGTCACGAAACACTTCCAACAACACTCTGTCAAACAAAGGATAACTACCTAAGTTTGGCGGGTTGCAAAACATACGACGATAACAATAACCAGGTACACACGCAAGGAAATCAGTCCCTACGTATTTTGCATCGTGGTACATACGACAACCCAGCCATATCCCTCCTGCAAGAAGGACAAGGGACACGTGTTCAACTATACGGAAAGAAACATCAGCAGGGGATGCGCTGACGTGTCTTAAACGTAACAAAATTACCATCGCGAATAAAATTCGGGAGCTGGTTTTAAGCTCCTGGAAAACCGGTGTTGGTACACCGGATTTACATCCTAGTGGTGCAACAGAAGTTGCGGGCAGATTTCCATCATACCTGTCATCAAGACCTGGTTCATGATGTTGCAGCATACTGCAATTAAATCCAGCGGCCAAGCTGGCGTCATGCTTTTCGGTTTGGAAACCGATGGCAGAGCCTCTCAGATTATTATATTCACTTATAACGGACATTATTCATGAGGCTTAAAACAGTTCTTACTAGTACTGCAAAACTAGTCAAAATCAAGAAGGAAATAAATCACTTCTATGACGTCGAGAAAAGATATGTCAATAAAGGTACATGCAATAGCATGAGGCTTGGGAAAGCCGCGCCTAAATTTAAATATCGACGTAAAAGCAGGGTTTGATACCTGCATGTGAGATAACATGAAAAGTGGACCGAATAGTACGGGCACTCGTAACGCAATCTCTCACCTATCACACTGGTTTCCACACCAGTGAAAAGTTACTACTAAGGGCATTCTTCCAAAAGAAAGAAATTGTGACCCTCGGGTACAAAGTTGATTAATCTATTATTTCAAATTTTCGCTAAATAGACGAGTTGCCTGGGTTACAGACAAGTCAATCTAAATGCTATTTACTAAAACAGAAAAATGCTTTGATCCGAGCGCAATCGACAATTACTAACAATCAAAAGAACCTAACAAAAGAGGCTCAATTAGTAGAAGAGCTTTTCAGGCTCGCTAGTCATACGACTTTCATTCCAAAAAGAAATGTATCAATACAACGTTACATATGGGGTTCGTGTGCACTTAACTTGAACAGCTTTACAGCAATAGCTCTAAGTCAGTCTGCACATGGTTATCTGATAAACCATATCTCCGCAGAGAAGTTCGGCATGTAGCTCGAACCACGATCCATATAATCTCACATCACGCGGGGTAAACATATTCGCAAAAGCGAAATAACACAAAAAGGCATTAAGCCATAAACAAATATACAAAATCGCATAGGCGATACACAAAATACGAATAACAGTACGAATACTGTCGTCACTATAAAGATCAATCAAGAAAGACGGGGGAATCCCTCTTTAAAAGATCATAGTAACATCGTAACAAAAAAAGCCATAATATCATGGCAGGAGTTGCTTCAAGCATAAGAAAACT